GTACTTGTTCAGACGAGAAAGATCACGGTAGTTACCACCGAGAAATTCATCGATCTTGGCTGTCTCAAGCGCCAAACGGAAGAACTTGCCCTGCTCTTCTCCGTCGACCCGCGTCACCATAGGATGTTCGAGCACAAAACGAAGATCGGCTGGTTTAGCCCTGCGCATGGCATTGCCAATAGCGATCATGTCTGAACGCCACTTCAGGGCAACCCTCTGTCTTCCAGAAAAAGTGAGCGAATTGTAGTTTCCTTCAAAGAAGTCGTTAAGACCTCCAAGGAAAGCGCCGGTTTGATCAACCAGATTATGATACCCGTCGACGCCCAGTGGCTTTGAATCCGCTGTAGCGAGGAATGGACGGAAGGTCTCTCCTGATTGAGGACTGATGAGACCTCGATCGTATATTCTGGCGCGGTGATCAATGAAAGGATGATTCGAGAAAGTTGCTGACTTTCCTCTGAGCCATCCCATAGTCTTAAAGCGTTCATACGTATCCTGACGCGATTGAAGATACTGACGATATTCGTTCAGCTCATTGTACTTCTTCGCTTGTCCGCGATCGTCTTGAAAGTAAACCAACTTTTGTGCAAAGTCAAAGAAGTCTTCGTCGATCTTGTACTTGGTGTTCGCCGCCCAATTAAGAGCGTTGACCATGTCGCCGTCGAGAAAACTATCAGGGAAATCACTGAAGGATGAAGTGCTCGTGATCGGAATACGTGTGTCTTCGTAGCCGAGCAGCCCCTTCGTGAAATAGGTCTTGTAACCCTTCCGGAAGATAAGCCGATTGTCGTCACTAGTCACAGAAACACGAAGACCCAGGTCAACGGCTCGCTGTAGACGAGAATATTCCTGAATTCGCTTGTCTGTGACCCGAATGTTGTAGGACATGGTGTCATAATACGGACCGAACAATTGCCCCGACATGCGAGACTTCATTCGCCGCTTCTGAACACCATAAGTCTCCACTTCGTAGAACTTCTTGGCGCGCTTGGATTCGAGCAAGTCAATTCCAAGCGAATACCATTCATTCCGTGAACCATTCAGATTGGCCAGATTATATAGATCCCGACCAAGAGTAACAGCCAAGGTGTCTCTATCGGGTAGTTCAGCAAAAGCAAGCCGGTGAGCGAAGCGTAGATAGAACTGCTGTAGGTCAGCATCGCTGAGACGGGCTTGGATTTTAAGAGGGATTGCAGTGCTGAAGATTGGTCGGAGCTCGTCTGCGATTTTAGGCGCGACGTTATCTTCCCAACGATTTCTCGCACGAATATTGGAGATAAATTTATCATGGAGGTCCTGCAACTGCACAGGGCCCAACACAGGGTCAATGTAGGAATCTTGCAAAAGCTTCTTGAAGGGATCAGAATCAGCGCGTAGTTGTGTTTCCAGCAAATCGGAAACGTTCATAACGCTGAACTTCATTTCACCTTGTATAACAGCCTTGAAGTTGCCCCAAGGAACACCGTCTTTGCGTTGGCGACCGATGATTATACGGAGATTCTCTACAACTGCAGCGCGTTCGTTCACGCTCATTTTGTCTTCCAGAGAATCACTCATCTTCACAATGAACGACTTGTCCTTATCGGGCAGATCACTCTCATCCACAAGCCGAAGCGCATTGTTGAGCACAGAAGGATTAGGCTGATACAGCCGTGTGTCCTCATAACGACCTGTGATTGGATTGAACTTCATCTGATCTTCGGTGGGCAGCTGATTAAGCACTCGGCCCTTCATGGCCTTCTTTGTGTGCATCAACTGACCACGATAGTTCGTTAGGCTAAGCTGTCCATCCAATTCTTTGGATTGAAGGAGATAGTAATCACGGAGTGTGTTGAAGAATTCACCGTCGACGAGGGCGTCAGCGTTGCTAGCCCCGAGTTGCATAGCATCAAGAGTTGCTTTTGCAATTGCAAACCTGCGGGAATCTGTGACGGGCGTGTCATAGGTTAGCCTCTTGAGTTCTGACAAAGTCGTCGAGTTACCCTGTGGATTTGTGAACTGGTCAACTGTGAGCTTGCCCTCATTGAGAAGGCGAACCTTTTCATACTCTCCGAGATGTTGTAGCTGGACCTCGGTGGACTGTCGCTTGAGCCAATCATTGTAATTCTCACGCAGAGGAGTTTGACCGTCATAAAAAGCTTGCTGCTTAGCGTTGAGCTTCTTAAGATTCTGACGACGCACTTCAGCCACATTCTCGAGCGAGGCCATATCGGCCCACGACTTAAAGACAGGCACAGTGGTGGAACGACAACGATAGTGTGCAGGAGGAAGCCACTTACGTTCACCGATGGAGAACACCTTACCATCCCTGTGGATGCAGATGTCGGAGGTTCGTGAATCGAGAACGGCCACATACTGCCAGCCGGTGAGAGCCTTAGTGTTGGCTTCGTAAACAGCGTAATCCGCTTCCGTGGTCACAGTTGTGATTGCTGTGATGGCGAGCGCTTCAGAGTGCTGACGAGAGATCTTATGCACATTGCCACGACGAATCATGACTGCGATTTGATCTTCAGTCTTGCCCTGAGCAATACCACGACGAATTACTTGTTCGAGTCTCTGACGCTCACTCACAGAAATACGCTTCCAGGCCTTGCCCAGCGTATCGTTGTTCGCCAAAGGTTGTTTGAGCACAAAATTCTCGGCTACTATCTTGGGCCTATTGGTGGTCCAGATTTTACCGATTGCGGCGTTGATTGTTTGAAACTGAAAACTCAGCTGATCCTTCATCAGCGAGATCAAAGAGGCGGAGCTCTCATTCAGCAACTTATCCTGGACATCAGAATAAGCCTGATCGTACTCCGCCTTCTTTGCCTTCTTCTGGACCAACGAACCAATGTTTGACTCGTGCTCAGAAAGGATTTCTCCGAGCTTACCGTTGATCTTACGCTCGTGAAGACGGATCATCGCAGAACGATGAACGTTCGCGTCGTAGGACTGCGTTACGGCGTTGGTCATTTCTTTCCCTTTAAAATGCCGCTGGTAGATCAAGCTCCCAATCGGTCTTCGGCTGATAGAGCTTCTGCGGGTTCCAGGCATTCCCGTCGAAGGCTTCAAGCATCATGTCCTTGGGTGCCTTGTCAAGATCGGACACGGTCATGGTGAATCCAGTGATCTCGACTTCTTCACCGAAGTTCATGCCGATGTACACATAGCCGCCATTATCTTCAATGGTGGGCTGTGAAATCCAACCGTCACCACCGTTGAAGGCTTGTTCGACACCGTGGAATTCAGTGCCGAGTGTACCTTCGGGCGTGCCTGTGTAACCACCATCCCACGCAAGACTCTGAACGGCTGCCTGACCGAAACCCTCTTGAGTGCTGTTGATGCTGATTCGCCATTGAGCGAAGTCTCTCTTGACCGGCACAATAGAGTTCATGTTGTTGAGCACCTGGAACAGATAGTACATGTTCAGAAGCTGTTCCAATGTCGCAGTAAGCATGAAGGTGTGGCCTTCTTCCTTCTGCTCATCAGTCAACTGGAACGTGGGCGTACCGAATAGAATCGAATCAAGCACAGGACGATACTGCTCAAGATTGTCTGCGTTGAAAGCGTTCATCGCCATGGTCTTGGTCTGATCAAGCTGCGTCCGTGCGGCGGCTTCTGAGGTGTTGTTTACATCCATATACTTGTCGATGTACAACTGCTCAATCGTCGGATTGTAGGCTTCATTGTGAAAATCATTGATGTCGTCGGTTGGGAAGGCAAACTCGCCTGTACTGGGTGTGGGGCTTGGAGTGGGAGTACCACCAACCGTTTCCAGAATACCGGTCAGACCGGAGCCACCCTTGCAGGTGATCGACAACACATCGCCACTCAGGGCGGGGATGACGAAGAGCGAACGATCGTCTTGTTCTTTCCAATCACCTTGCTTGGCGGAGGAAATCACAAAAGGCGTCGCGAAGTTATTGTGCTTAATATTCACGCTGACGGTGGCGTTATTGGGGAAGTTGCCGAAGCGTACTCGGGCGGTCTCTCCATTTCCAACGGTGATCTCGTCTGAGGTTTCACCGTCGTCCAACGCAAGAAGGGTGTAGCTCAACTGTTCTCAACTCGGATATTGAGTGCGTCGTTCTTGGTCTTGATCTCTTCAAGCTTCACGCGGATGGCGTCAAGATCCGAGGAGGACAGAACTTCTTGCACACTGTTGACGTTGTCGAGAAGCAATTCAGCAATGTCAACCGCCGAATTGATCATCCCGGCGATCTTTTCAGCGCCGATCAGAGAAGCATAGGGTGACAACTTGTCGAGCAACTGATCGATATGCTCAACAATTTCCTTCACGCCACTCATTTAAGCGCCTCGTTGAAAAGCACGATTGTGCTGTTGAAAGAAGCTTGATCACCGGCTGCGTAGGCGGTCCGCAACATTCGCAAATAGCCGTAAGCCTTGATCAGCTTAGCCTTGGTTGGTTGTTTATCGGTCAGAGCACCTGAGGCGACGGCTTCCAAATAAATATTAGCCGCCGAATTATAGGCTACCTCTGAAGCGTAAAGAGCCTTCTCATCCAGGGTCGTACTCCTTGTGGAAACAGGAGGTTCCAACGTGCAAGCCGCGAGGGCAGGCACAAGAAAGAGGGAGGCAATAAAGTACCTCATCATGAATCCTTCTCTTGTTTCAGCATAACCATCCGAGCCTCAAGTGAAGCATCGATCGACAGGATTGTCGTAAGGATAAGCAGAAAATTTGATCCTTG